ACGCTTCCTCCAAATACTGATGTTTCGGAAGCAAAGTCTAAAGATCCAAACATTACAGACCTAATGGGTCAAAAAAAAGGTAGAGGTGTTACCGTTATGACTTCTGCGGCTTCTGAGTTAAGCGACGAAACTAGAAGCTCCAGAATATCTCAAAATGATAGACATCAAAATTCTATACATACTATTAAAAAATAATGAGTATATTTCTATCTAAAGAATTTGACAGTTACATAAACCAATACGCAGATTCTAATCCAATATGGATAGCCAAACTGTCCAACGGTGAAACGGTCTATCAAGACGACGGAAGACCTAACGTGCAGCCCGAAAGTGCTTGGCTAAGAATGAAGCAGTATTGTGAAGAGAATGACTTATACATAGAAAGTATCCAAGTCAGAAACCGATCCCATGTAGAAGATGTTGGATCTGGGCATGATGGATACTTTTTTTGTAAAGGTGCTGGAGCCTTATTGTTTCAAGACTTAACAGTTCATACGTTTAATATAGGTCATCTTGAAGATGAAAAACTTCACGTAAGAACTTGGAGACTTCCTGAGTTAATTCCAGAAAGGTTTGAAGAAAGAGATCCTTACGAGGCTTCTCATGAATGTTTGATTACTAAAAAAGGCGCATTGAATGACGAAAAATTACAAGCACAAAACAACGGGACAAGAATGTAATGCTGCTCAGTATATTGCTGAAATGGTTTGTCTAAGAGAAGCCGAAAAAAAAAGAGTTGGTAGACCAGCTTACGCTCTTTGGAATACTGAGTCATGGAAAAAGAAGTTTAAAAGCCAAGTAACGCAAGCTTACAAGTTACTTAAAAAGTATAGCGATAAAGCTATCATCAACGCCTTAAATTCTTATAAAGGCAAAAGCATATACTCTCTACGAGTGAAGTTTCTTGATCCAGTAATTCAGAACGAACAAAGAAAACTCGATAAGGTAGACAGTAGAGAAATAAAAGAAGTAGAATACAAAGACAACACTTTGGAAAAACCAAGAAAGCCTTTTGGCAAAAAGGGTAAACTATCTAGACTTAAGGATTTAGAAAATGAGTGATGCAACACTAAAAACCATTACTAAAAAATATGGAAATATACTAGTTAATGGAGCTGAAGTATTTGAAGAATTACAAAACATGAAGGTTATACCTGTGAGTCCATCCCTTGACTATGCTCTTGGTGGAGGATTTCGAGAAGGTACTTGGGTTCAGATGATCGGAGACCCAAAGTCTGGGAAAACAACCACAGCTTTACAATTCGCAGCAAACTGTCAAAAAAAAGAATACGGCGAAAGACCTATATTTTATATTAATGTAGAAGGTAGACTAAGTGTCAAAAACTTTGAAGGTGTTGAAGGTTTAAAAGCAGACAAAATAACTGTTGTTCAAGCTGACAATGAGACACTAAGCGCCGAACAATATCTTGGGGCTGTGGAAAAGTTAGTAAAAGCACATCCTAATTGTGTAGTTATTATTGACTCAATATCTAGTTTAATAGCACAGCGAGACTTAGACGAAGAAGTGCGTGGGGATTATAGGCCCGGAGTTCCAAGGATTCTATCTAACTTCTGCAAGAAAATGAGTAGTGTAGTTCCTAAACAAAGAGCTATCATTATTATGATTACTCACTTCATTGCAAATACTGGAGGCATGGGCAAGAAGAAAGTTGCCGACGGAGGCGTAAAGGTTCGTTATCAAGCAGATACAATATTAGAAATTTCTTGGACTCAAGCATGGAAAGAAAAGAATGATGGCCGTCAGATTGGTCAAGCTATGCATTGGAAAGTAGTCACTTCTGCTCTTGGTGGTTTTGTTGGAGCTGAAGCTATTGGATGGCTTAGGTATGGAATAGGTATTGATTACAAACAAGAGTTGTTTGATCAGGCAAATGATTTTGATTTGATTTCAGCCGCTGGCGCTTGGTACACTTGTCATTTTTTAGTTGATAATACTAAACCAATCAAAAAGCTTTTAGAGTCTGAAGAGATCGACCAAGAAGACGAAGAAAAAATTATCAAGTTTGTTAAGTTCCAAGGACAACAAAGACTTAAAGATTTTCTTGATAAGAATGAACTTTGGCCAGTTTTGCAAAATTCATTAAAGGAAATGTTGTCTTGAAGGCCATTGGTTTTGATGGCCGAGAACGTCCGTGGAAGCTCTCAAAATGTATAGTTTCCGGAGATCAAAAAAGACCTCGAAGTAATTTGCATATTTTAGCAAGAAAGTTACTCCGTGAGCAGTTTACTTATGATACAATCCTTGAAGAAGTTCCACTGCCGGGATCTCATAAGCCGTCAAGAAAGTCTACTTTATATGTTGATTTTTTTATACCATCTCATTCGTTAGCAATAGAAGTTCAAGGGCGGCAACATTTTGAATTTGTTGCTCATTTTCATGGAGACAGGCAGGGCTTTCGAAAATCAAAAGCTAGAGATCGAGATAAAGCTAATTGGTTTAAAAAAAACGATATACAACTTATTGCATTAAGTTATTTAGGAAAAGAAGATGACTGGAGACAATCTATTATCAATAGATAAACTAGACGAGTTTATAGATATTTTGGACAGTTACACATCCAACATTTCTTCTGTAGAGCCAAACCCAGAGGTTGAAAAACTTATCAACCTGTCTAGTTTTGAATTGAAGTCCTTTACCTCAGAAGAATGCTGCGAGAAAGCATATGTCTTATATGGATATTGCAACTATCTACAAAAAGAATATAACAGACAGTCTGCTAAATCTAAATGGTGTGAAGAATGCATAAACCATGCAGTGTCTTCAAAGTCTCATAACTTCGATAAGTATACAAAATGGGAAGTTAAAGTTAATTTAGTCATTAGAGAAGATGACTTTATTCAAAAAGTCTGGAGAGTCAAGAGAGTTGTAGACGGTATAGTCACCTCTTGCTCAGAAACAATTAGGGACATTAGAAAGCAAGCCGACACCCTAATAGAATTAAGCAGAAGAAAATATAACAGAGGATAATTTATGTCGCCTTTAGAACTAATCAAAAACGGGATACTAGAAAATGATCTTGAAAAAGTTATTCAGGGGTATACTCTTCTTACGGGGGAAGAAGTCAGGCCAAACAAAACAAACGACACAACCCCAAGAGAAGCTGAAGAAGTGCAATCACAAGTGCCGGTGCGGTCGTCGGACTTAGACTTTACAGTAAAAAGAGACAATGCTACTGTCGGAAAAGGCGGAAGAAAAGAAGCAATACAGGTTGGAGAGAATCAATTTGTAGACGATGGTTTAGAATCAAAAGGGGAAGAGTTTAAAACGCCAGAAATCAGCTTAACCCCCCGAAGAAAACCAATACAGATGGTTGAAGTAATTTGCAATTCCTGCGGAAGCAAAGAAGAGGTAAACCCAGCTTATAAAACAGGTAGTTACCATCGTTGCAGTAGATGCGTAGGTTGATAAACAAGGAATAATTTGTACATGTCGGAATTGACTAATACGGTTGCAGAGAAAGCAGTCCTAGCCGGATTAATCCAGTATGGAAAGAATGCTTTTGTTGATGTTGATGGATCTATACATGAGGATTCATTTACATTAGAAGAAAATCAAATCACATGGAGTTGTCTTAAGAAGCTATTTGAAGACTCAGATGTGGTTGATTTACCCACTCTTTATGGAGCAGCCAAGGCAATCAATCTAGACTCCGTATTCATGGAGCGAGTGCCTAAAGATTACTACAAACGGCTGTCTGCCATAAACATAAAACGAGAGAACATAAAACACCAAGCCTTAAGCCTTGTCAAAATGGACATTGCAAGACAGGTAGACAGAACCGCCTCTCAGATAAAATCTAATATCAGAGAAATTACTGGCGACGAAACAATAAGTGAAATAATAAGTATTGGAGAGGCTCCGTTTTTTGACTTTTCCAACAATCTAGAAGGACGAGTTGAAAACGATCCTGAAGACATCGGGGAAAATATTGATGAATACGTTCAACTATTAATAGACAATCCTAAAGAAATGATGGGTATAAGTACGGGATTTCCCAGATTCGATAAATCCATTGGAGGTGGATTAAGAAGAGGTAATATTGATTTAATCGGCGCCAGAGCTAAGGCTGGAAAAAGCTTATTTGCTGATAGTGTTGCTTTGCATGTCGCTGGAAAGCTTGGGATACCAGTTCTAATGCTTGATACAGAAATGTCTAGAGAAGATCATATCCATCGCCTGTTAGCTAACGTCTGCGACATTCCTATCAATGATATTTCTACTGGTCAATTTGGAAAATCTAACGGCTCACAAGAAAGAATTAAGCAGGGTGTTGAAACCCTGAAAACCCTACCTTATAAATACATCACTATTGCAGGAACTAGCTTTGATGAAACGCTTTCGATAATGAGAAGATGGTTAAAAAGAGACGTTGGTTATGACGAAAACGGTATTAGTAATCCGTGCTTAGTAATTTACGACTACCTTAAGTTGACGAGTTCATCCCAAATGGACAAGATGCAAGAGTTTCAAGCTATTGGTTATCAAATGCAGCAGCTGGTTAATTTTGCGATTAAAGAGAAAGTACCCTGTTTATCTTTTGTTCAATTAAACCGAGATGGTATAACTCGCGAATCCGAAGATGTGATTAGTGGCTCTGACAGATTGTCATTTTACTGTAGTAGTCTCACTCTTTTTAAGAGGAAGTCTGAAGAAGAATTAGCAGAAGACGCAGGAGAAAGCGGCAACAGCAAGCTAGTTCCGTTGTTAGCTCGTCATGGTGGAGGTCTTTCTGATGACTTTGATTATATTAATATGAATCTAAATGGCGCATACGGAAGAATAGATGAAGGCTTTACTAAATCAGAATATTTATTAGAAAATAAGCGTCATAAAGAAGGCTTTGATAACGAAGTTGATAATAACGAAGAAGGTTTTGTAGTTGAAGAAGATATTGATCCGGAGAAACCATTTTGAAAAAGCTATCTGGAAAAGAATTGAAATTTCTTTCCGACAAAATTGCGTTGAATATAGTGCCTGTCCTTGCTCATTTTGGAATTGAAGTGGAGGTCTCTGATGATTCCGTTACTTGCCCATGCCCTGTTCATGGAGGAGATTCTCTAAAAGGATGGAGTATGACCATAGATCGAGACAACGACTATTTAGGAATGTGGACATGCTGGACTGAACATTGTGAAGAAGAAATAGATAAACTTACTGGCAAAAAGAAGCATGTAAATAATCCAATAGGGCTTATAAGAACCTTATTGGCTAATAAATACGGAAAAGACAATGTACCTTTTGGTGAAGCAATTTCCTTCGCTATGAATCTTGTCGAAACAAATTTTGAAGACTTAACAAAAGGTTCTTCCAAAATAGACTTCACAAAAAATAGCATGTCTAACACGGAAAGAAACTTTGAAAGAAGAGAGCAAAACAAAAAACTTGGTTCTGCAAAAGAAAAAGTTCGCAAATCTCTTACTAGACCTGCTAAATACTTTGTAGATAGGGGTTATAGTGAAGAAGTTTTAGAAGCTTTTGACGTAGGCCTGTCTCGTAATCCTAAAGGGGCTATGAGGCAAAGAATAATAGTTCCTGTTTATGATGATGATGGAGAAATTATGGTCGGCTATCTTGGAAGGTGGCCTTCTGAGGATTATTCTAAATATAAACAACCAAAATGGAGATTCTCTAAAAAATTCTATTCTGGCGCTTGGCTTTATGGTTATCATCTTGCAAAATCACATATAGAAGAAGCAGGTGTTGTAGTCTTAGTTGAGGGACAGAGTGATGTATGGAGGCTTTGGGAGGCTGGAATAAAAAACTCTGTTGGAATGTTTGGCTGTAGTATTACTGATACACAATTAAGGATTCTAGAAACCTCCGGAGCTAAGAAGATTGCCTTAATATCAGATAACGATAAGGCTGGACAAAAGGCTAGAATATCTATTAGGAAAAAATGTGTGGGTAAACTCGCAGTAGCGGATATAATGATTGAGTCAAAGGACGTTGGAGAAATGTCTGCTCAAGAAATACAAGCAAAGATAAAGCCTCAAATTGAGAGATTGTACAATGACTAAGATATTAGGATTTTCTGGAGCAAAGCAAAGCGGCAAAACAACATGCTGCAAATTTATTCATGGCTATCAGTTAAGGTTTAATGATGTTATTAAAAAGTTCTTCATGGATGAAGATGGATCTTTGTTGATAGATGCTATTCAGATGGACGAACAAGGCAACGAGATAGAAGGCTTAGGCGTTCTTGATATTGAAAGAATGGATGAAGAGTTTTTGGAATATGCTTCGCAGATTGTATGGCCTCATGTTAGATCTTTTAGTTTTGCAGCCCCGTTAAAGATTATTGCTACTAATCTATTTGGTTTAGAGCATGCTCAATGCTACGGAAGTGATGAAGACAAGAATAGTCTAACAAAGATTAAATGGGCAGACACTACCGGAGTTGTTAACGCCTCTGAATTTATGACAGCTAGAGAATTTTTGCAACATTTTGGAACTGATATTTGCAGAGGGATAAAGTCGGATATTTGGACAAGCTCTTGTTTAGACAGGGTTTTGTCCAGCGGAACTGAATTTGCGATTGTTCCTGATGTTAGATTTCCTAATGAAGTAGAAGCTATACAAAAAGCTGGTGGTAAAGTAATTAGACTAACTAGAAAGCCTTTTGAAGATAGTCACTCAAGCGAGATATCTCTGGACGAAAAAGATGCCATGTTTGACTACGTGCTAGACAACAGTGAAAAGGGTATTCACGAAACAAACACTGCGCTCATGGAAGTTTTAAAGGAGTGGGGATGGCTAACGACAAAATCATAAGCATCCCGTGGGATGGAAACATGATAGATCGCGCTAGGGCTAAAGCAAAAAAACTTGGCGAGATAAGAAACTCGATATTAAAAGGTGGCGGTAATGTCGCCGGTTATTTAGGAGAAGAAGCTGTTGCGTCTTATATTGAGGCAAAGATAACTAGCTGTAACAAAGGATCTGGTAAGTATGACTATGATATCACAGCTAAAGATAGTCGCAAAATAGAAATAAAAACAAAACGAAGAACTGTATATCCAAAAGATTATTTTGATGTGTCGGTCGCTAAGACCAGCGTTCATCAAAGACCAGACTTGTACATTTTTGTTAGTATTGAATTCGAAGATATGAAAATGGCTAACGGCAGGCGTTGCTATTATGGTATCAAAAGTATTTGTATATTAGGACAGGCTAAGCCTGAAGACTTTTTTTCTAGAGCATCGCTTTGGGAACAAGGCGACATTGATAAACGAAACGGTTTTAAAACACACGTAGATATGTATAACCTGCCCATATCGGAAATAGATCCATTAGATGATAGTTTGTTACCACAGAAGCAGTAGTCTTGGAACATTAGAGTTTTGTCAACAAAAGTATTTTTTGCAGTACAATCTCTCTTTCAAAGATAAGACTAACAAGAAAGCCTTAATGGGGACAATAACTCATAAGGTAATGCAGACCCTTGGAGACAAGAAGGTTGCTATTCTTAATGGACTTGACGTGGTAGAAGACGAAGAAACAGGAAGAACTCTTACCTTAGAAGAATGCGATGATCTTGAATTGCTCAATGATATCGCTTTTGAATATTATAGCTCTGCTTTTCCAGAAGTTAATATAACCCAAGCAGATAAAAGAAAATGTTTGTCATGGGCCGAAAAAGCAGTGGCTTATGAAGGTGGAGTGCTAGACCCTAGAAACCAAGATGTGGTTGCTACGGAATTGTTTTTCGACTTCGAAATTAAGAAACCATGGGCTAAGTATTCATACGACCTTGGTGGAAAAACTATTGAAGGGTATTTATCAATCAAGGGAACGGTTGACTTAATACTTAAACAAAACGAAGAGTATTATGAGATACTAGATTACAAAACAGGGAAGAGGCTAGACTGGGCAACAGGCGAAGAAAAGACATACAGTAAACTGCAAAACGATACTCAGTTATTATTGTATTATTATGCCCTTAAAAACATGTATCCTGATCGTGAATTCTCAGTAAGCATATATTACATTAATGCTGGTGGTTTGTTTTCTTTTGTATTTGATGAAGACGATTACAAAAAAGCGGAAGAGATACTACGCAAAAAATTTGAACAGATCAGAGACATTCAAAACCCCAGACTTCTTTCTAATGAACACAAACATTGGAAATGTCAAAAGCTTTGCAAGTTTAGCGAAGAGTATGAAGACTCTGGAAAAAGCGTCTGTCAACACATACGAGATGAACTCGTAGAAAAAGGCGTAAATGCGGTCGTTGAAGAGTATGGGGTTATTGACAAAATTACTACCTACGGAGATGGTGGTGGTAGGTTAGTAGATTCAGAGGAAAAAGACAAAAAATGAATCAAGAAATAAAGGGAAATATCAAAGGTCACCCTAAAAGATCTTCTAATGGTCAAGACTTATACGTTTATTATATTCTTGGCGACAGTGGTTATTTTGTAGATATTGGCGCTCATGATGGAAAAGACGGAAGCAATACCTACGCATTAGAAAAAGCTGGATGGAAAGGTTTGTGTGTTGAGCCTAGCCCCGTTCACCAAGAGGCTCTTTTAGAACACAGAAGTTGTATTATCGACAACTCTTTGGTGTATGGAGAAAAAACAAAAAAGAAATATTTCATACATAACTACGCTGAAAGATATGAGGAATTCAAACGAGGTAAAGAACGCGAGGAAGCCCAAGGCAAAAAGGTAATAAACTGGCATGCTCACTTGGGAGGAGGCGGAATTGTTGAACATCTTGACGAAGGCTACGAAGAAAAACTTGAGGGGGAATATGTAGAACTAGAAACTACAACCCTTTTAGATATATTAGAAAGGCATGATGCGCCAAAGCTAATAGAATTTTTAGATATTGATATTGAAGGAGCTGAATATGAAGTAATCAAAAACTTCCCTTTTGACAAATATGAATTTAAAATAATCTGTATTGAAGTAAGGCCGCATACTAGAGATCCTATAACAGAACATTTGATTGCAAATGGTTATAGATACGCTCAAGATATTGGTCAAGACGCAATTTTTCGGAAAATATAATGAATTGGACACCTTTACACCTGCACACCCATTACAGTCTCCTAGACGGCCTCAGTAAGCCCTCACAGGTCGCTGAGCGATGTTCTAACTTGGGTTACACTTCTTGCGCCCTGACAGACCACGGGACTATATCAGGAGCCGTGGCCTTTACGCAGGCAATGAAAGAAAAAAATATCAAGCCTATTTTGGGGTGCGAGTTTTACCTAAGCCAGCAAGATTGTGAAATAAAATCTGACGAAAATAGAAGCCTTAGTCATCTATGCGTACTTGCCAAAAATAGAAAAGGTTGGGATAATCTAATCCAAGCTGTTTCCAAGAGCAACAACGAAGAAAACTATTATTACAAACCAAGACTTGATCTTGCAACATTAAACCCGTTTGCTGATGGTAATTTAATATCTTTTAGCGGGCATCTTGGAAGCGACTTGGCTGATGCAATATTTGCAGATCCAAAATCAGGATACAACGCTAAAACAGAAGAAGAAGCGAAAAGGTATATACATCCAGACTGGGTAAACGAAGCATTAAAAGTGGCCAACGAATACAGGGCTATATTTGGAAGGGAGAACTTCTTCATTGAAATACAGGCTATTGATCAAGAAAATTCTCCAGCGGCCAAGCTGGTAGTTCAAGGTTTAAGATATATAGCAAAAAAATACAACTTCCGGACTGTAGCTACGGCAGATTCTCACTATCCAGAAAAGAAGGATGCAGACGACCAACTGTTACTGCTATGCTCTGCTCTTAAAACAACCCTTCCTAAAATAAAGAAGAAACTTAGAGAAACGGGAGATTCACCATTCTCTGGATTTTTTAAGTCTAACAACTTTCACATACCATCCTTAGAAGAAATACAAAACGTCAACACGCCGGAAGAAATAGAAAACGCAATGCTTATAGCCAGCATGTGTGAAGACTACGACATACTTGGCAAGCCAATGCTTCCAAAATTTAAATGCCCAAAAGAACATTCTGAAGATCAATATTTAAGACAGCTGTGTAGAGAAGGATGGAAGAATAGACTTGCTCCAACAGGAAAAGTTAATACCGAACAAGCAAAACAAATTTACACAGACCGGATCAAAAAAGAGCTAGATGTAATAAGTGGTGCTAACCTAGCAGGATACTTCCTAATAGTCAGAGATATAGTTAATAGTGTAATTAAACGCAATCATATTCCCGGACCGGGAAGAGGCTCTGCTGCTGGATGTTTAGTATCATACTTAATAGGTGTAACTCAAGTTGATCCCATTGAATATGGATTACTGTTTGAAAGATTTTATAACGCCGGTAGAAATACTGAAGGTTATGCTTCCTTACCAGATGTCGATATAGATGTTCCAGCCAATAAAAGAGATGAAACAATAGATTATATACGTGACAAATACGGAACTGAAAAGGTAGGCCAAATGGTAACGTTTGGAAGGTTGCAAGGTAGAGGAGCTATCAAAGAAGTTCTGAGAATGAACGAAGCTTGTGGTTTTGATGAAATGAATGCCATAACAAAGAGTCTTCCTCATGAGCATGAGGTTTCAGATCAGTTAGCAGAAATGGATAATCCATCTGTGATTAAATGGACTCTAATGAATCAGCCAGAAACTCTTAGAGGTTATTGTAGATTAAATGATGAAGGCACTCTTGAAGGTGACTACGCTAATCTTTTCAATCAGGCTATGAGAATTGAAGGGACTTTTAAATCTCAAGGAAAGCATGCGGCAGGTGTCGTTATATCGTCTCACGATTTAAATGAAGTTTGCCCCATGGTGCGAGACAAAAGAGGCTCCGAAAAGATAGCCGGAATGGAAATGAACGACCTAGAAGCAATGGGTCATGTTAAGTTTGATATATTAGGTATTTCTTTAATGGATAAAATGATGGGCATTAGAGACCAACTAAAGGAGCGACATGAATAGTAAGACTAGCTACACGCAAAACGTAAAGGATAAAATATTGTCTGGCAGGTCAGTTGACTACAAAGGTTTAACAATTTGCAGAATCAATGACTTTTACCCCTTAATGCATAAAAAGATTAGATATCAAGTTCACTCACATTTTTTCAGTAAACTGTATGAGAATATTGATGAAGCATTAAACAAATTTTTTGATATTAAAAGGAAAATAAGATGAACTATAAAGACATTATCGTCTTCGACTTTGAAACTGGCTCTAGAAACCCTGAGAAAACTCAACCCATACAAATTGCGGCAGTGGCAATACATGGGAGAAAATTAACTGTTCAGCCGGACGGTTACTTTGAAAGTTTGATTCGTCCATTAGATGACGAGGAAGCTATCAAAATGGGTTTAGATCCTATTGAAGACGAAGCTCTGGCGGTTAATGGTAAAACCAGAGAAGAAATTGCAAAGGCTCCATCTGAAAGAACCGTTTGGAAAAAGTTTACGAACTACGTAAATAAATACAACTGGAAAGGCACTCCTTATTTTGCACCTATGGCCGCCGGTTATAACATTGTTGGGTTTGACATGCCCATCGTGCAGCGAATGTGTGAACTGTATGGACCTGTTGATAAAAAAACAGGCAAGCAGGCTCTCTTTAATAAAATCCATAGAATTGATGTGATGGATAACGTATGGATGTGGATGGAAAATAACGCAGACGTAAAATCTCTAAGTATGGACTCAATGAGAGATTTATTTGGAATAAGTAAAGAAAATGCTCACGATGCATTACAAGACGTTAAAGATACAGCTAATTTAATGATTGGCTTTATGAAACTGCATAGAAGAATTGCGCCTAAGATTAAATTTGAAAAGGCTTTTGCTGATGGAAACTTACACATTTGAACCACTTGAACTTAAATTTGATAATGAAGATGCTTGGGAACTTATATGTTCTGGAAAAACTAAAGGTGTTTTTCAACTAGAAAGTAATCTAGGAAAGTCTTGGGCCAAGAGAGTTCAACCAAGAAACATTGAAGAGTTGTCTGCTCTAATATCTATTATTAGGCCGGGAACATTGAAAGCTATCGTAGATGGCAAATCAATGACTCAGCATTATGTTGATAGAAAGAATGGGGTAGAAGAAATAACTTATCTTCACCCCTCTCTTGAGCCAATTCTAAAAGGGACTCAAGGAGTTCTTGTTTATCAAGAGCAGTCTATGCAGATTGCTCAGCAGTTAGCTGGTTTTAATCTTCAAGAAGCCGACAACTTACGTAAAGCCATTGGTAAGAAAAAGGCAGACCTTATGGCCAAAGTAAAACAAGACTTCTTAAAAGGATCTTCTGAAAAAGGTATTATCACTACAGAAGAAGCTGAAGAAATCTTTAGCTGGATTGAAAAATCTAGTCGTTACGCTTTTAATAAATCACATGCTGTGTCTTACGCAATATGTGCATACTGGAGTGCTTACGCTAAATTCCATTTTCCTCTTGAGTTCTATTGCAACTACTTAATACACTCGTCTGGGAAACCAGATCCTCAACGAGAGGTAAGAGAACTGGTAAATGATGCAAAAAATTTAGATATACATATTAGTCCACCATCAATAAAGTCGTTAAACACTAAGACCGACATAATTGATAACCAAATACACTTCGGTTTAATTGATATAAAATCTGTTGGAATGAGGCAAGTTGATAAGTTTAGGGATGCTGTAATGTTTCTTGAACAAACTTTAGGAAAGAGCCTTTGCGAAACCAGTTGGTATGAATTTCTGATTATTGCGTCTCAAAAAATCAACTCAAGAATGCTGACTGCTCTTATATCAATAGGTTTCTTTTCAGGTCTTCCGGAAACTAGACAGCAGATGTTAGACGAATTTGATACTTGGTCAAACATCACCATTAAAGAAGCCGAATGGGCAGAAGAGAACTTTGAAGACCATGACAATTTAACAAGCCTTCTTAAAGTTATGATTCCCGTTAAAAAGGATGGAGGAGCAGCTTTTAACTCTAAGAGATCTCAGATAATGGCTGACTTAGTGAAACAGTGTGAAAAGCCGTCTTATTCACTCAAGGATGATTCAGAATGGGTAATCAGAACAGAGGAAAATTATCTAGGAATAGCACTCACGTATTCAAGAATCGAAGCACATGACATAAGTTTAGCAAACACGACCATTAAAGAATTTATTGATGGTAAAAGAGGGAACATTAAGATGGCTGTCACCGTAAGCGAAGTAAAAAAATACGTCGTTAAAAAGGGTAAGTCTATAGGATTAGAGATGGCTTTCTTATGTGTAGAAGACACTACAGGCACTATGGATACCGTTACGGTTTTTAATGATCAGTGGTTGTCTTATAAAAATATCTTATACGAAGGAAACAACATTATTATGATTGGCCAAGATTCAAAAAAGAAGCGATATCAACTAGATGATGGCTTCATACTAAATGAAGTGATCGAGTTAAGTTGACATTTTTTTAAACCGAGACTATAACTTACTAATACAGTATTAAACATGAGGCACTATTGAATGAATACGATTTCAAACTATTGTAGATTTATTGGGAAACTAGTAGACAATCCAAAAATTGTAGAATTTGAACACACAAACCTCTGCACTTTTACCTTGGCTATTACCGAATATAGAAAAGAAAAAAATGGAGAAAAGAAGAAGACCGTAAACTTCTTCGATTTTGAGGCTTGGGACTCTGGCGGAGAAACTATTAGCCGTCACTGCTCCAAAGGAAGCGTAATTGATTTAGTTGCCTCTGCTAGAAACAACTCTTGGGTTGATAAAAGTGGTCAAAAAAGATATTCAACAAAATTCAGAGTCACAGAATTCAAATTCTTTAACGCAACAAAAGAACAGCAAACAGTTAAAGACTAGTCAAGACACGTCTAAACAAAAAGAGCTTACCGAAGATGCGCTAATCCGTAAACATTACGGACTGGTTGTTTCTCAAGCTCTTTATTTTTTAGATGATTCTAACTTTGAAGACTACATACAGGCTGGTCTCATTGGATTGCTAAAGTCTATAAGGACTTATGTAGAAGAAAAATCTAAGTTTAGCACTTATGCGTCTATATGCATAAAAAACGAAATACATAAACTTAAGAAGAAACTAAACAGGCTAAGCGCAACAAATAAAATTGAGGAATTTGAAATACAATTCCGATATAATACAAAAGAATCTATACTTGACTATCTTCCAGAATCTTTTCCTGAAGAGTATAAGTTCATAATTAAGCTAAGACTTCAAGGATATACTAATAAAGAAATTTCTGAGTATACCTTAAATACAAAAAATGAAGTGTCTGACAAAATAAGTCTCATAATACAAATGTTGAGAGATGTAAATTCATGAGAAAAAAAAGAATACTATTTTGCGGAGAGGCTACGTATTTACATACTGGTTATGCAACATACCTCAGAGAAGTAATGAAGAGACTGCATTCTACAGGAAAATACGAATTAGCAGAATTTGCTAGTTACGGATCTGATGTAGACCCAAAAAGGGCTGATATACCTTGGCATTTCTTTGGCAATTTACCAGCTAAAGACAACGAAAGAGATCAAGAAAAATATGATTCAAGTCCAAGTAATCAGTTTGGAGCGTGGAAATTTGAATCAGTACTGTTAAGCTTTTTGCCAGACATAGTCTGCGACATCAGAGATTTTTGGATGTTTGAATACCAAGAAAGGTCTCCATTTAGACCTTTCTTTAATTGGGTAATCATGCCAACAGTAGATGCAAACCCTCAAAATGAACAATGGTTATCAACCTTTTCTAGCGCCGATGCTGCATTTGCGTATTCAGACTGGGGAGCAGAGGTATTAAGAAAAGAATCAAACGGTAGTATAAACTGTTTAGGCTCAGCGCCACCTTCTGCCAATGAAGTTTATGCGCCTGTTGAAGACAAGAGAGCGCATAAAGAGTCTATGGGGATTGACCCAGATTCAAAAATTGTTGGAACCGTAATGAGGAACCAAAGGCGTAAACTATTTCCCGACCTGTTTGAGTCCTTTAGCAAGTTCCTTCAATCTAGCGGTGAAAAAAATGCCTATCTGTATTGTCATACTAGTTATCCAGATTTGGGATGGGATATACCAAAGCTATTAAATCAATACAAAATAGCCAACAAGGTATTGTTTACATACTCTTGTGGTGAATGTGGACATAGTTTTCCCACCTTCTTTTCTGACGCAAGAGCAAAATGTTCAAACTGTGGAAGATTTTCCGCGTCGTTCTCAAATGTCCAAAGAGGTGTTTCATATGAATACCTTTCTAAGGTCATGAATGTTTTTGACTTGTACATACAGTATTCTAACAGTGAAGGATTTGGTCTTCCTCAAGTAGAAGCTGCGGCTTGTGGAATTCCGGTAATGAGTGTTGATTACTCTGCAATGAGTAGTGTAATTAGAAAGCTGGGAGGAACACCTCTAAAGCCAAAGGCTCTCTATAACGAATTAGAGACAGGGTGTAATAGAGCAGTTCCAGACAATGAAGACACAGCAAAACAAATTCAAAAGTTTTTTAAAATGCAAAAAAGCGAAAGAGATACACTCTCAAAGAACACAAGGTTAAATTTTGAGAAGTATTACCAATGGGACAAAACAGCTAAAAAGTGGGAAAACTATTTTGATTCAGTAGAAGTTAAATCCATGGAGGAAACATGGATGTCGCCCTCTAGGATACACAATCCTAAAAAAGTAAATACTGACAATATGACAAACTCAGAATATGCTAGATGGCTTATAGCAGAAGTTCTAGGAGAGCCAGAAAAGCTTAACACTTATTTCGAGTCTAGATTAATAAGAGATTTAAACTATCAAATGTTTATTAATGGAATGGGCGATGCTTATCTTAATGAAGATTCGTTCAAATTTCTTAAGCCTTTATACGAGCCGTTCGATAGAGAAAAAGCGTATGATATGATAGCCGAGCTTTGCGAATTAAAGAATTTTTGGGAAAAAAAGAGAAAAGAATACGTAAAATGAAAGTTCTTTATGTAGGCTGCTATAGAGACGGCACTGGTTGGGGAAATGCAGCGATTGACTATATATTGTCACTAGACGCTGCCGGTGTAGATGTTGTCCCCAGAGCGATTAAGCTCAACAACAAACAGGTAGAATTACCTAGTAGAATAATTGAGCTAGAAAATAAAAGCTCTGAATCTTGTGATGTATGCATACAACACACACTGCCTCATTTTATGGAATACAGCAGTGCGTTTAAAAAAAATATAGCCCTGTACGCGACTGAGACTAGCAACTTCATCGACTCTGACTGGGCTAGAAGAATAAACATGATGGACGAAGCGTGGGTCATAAATAACCAAATGGCACACGTCTCAGTCGATAGCGGAGTTACTGTACCGATAAAAGTAATTCCTCATGCAACAGACTTTTCAAAGTTTGAGAGAACCTACGATAAGATAGACTTTCCGTCGGCCAAAGATTCGTTTGTTTTCTATACGATTGCAGACTGGAACAAAAGAAAAAACATAGAAGCTTTTATAAGAGCTTTTCACACTGAGTTTGAGCCAGAAGAACCAGTATCTCTCTTAATAAAAACTAACAGGCATGACGTAGAGCCTGAGAAGTTAGCGTTGAGCGTTAGAGATATGTGCAATACTGTTAAAACTAAGATTAAAAAATTTGACAGTATAGACAAATATAAAGAAGACTTAATAGTTACAGACTACACCACAGAACTTGAGCTATATAGACTACATAATTCTTGTGATTGTTTTGTAATGCCTAGCTATGGAGAAGCTTGGTGTATTCCTGCTTTTGATGCTATGGGTTTTGGAAACATTCCTATCTGTACGAACATAGGAGGAATGTCTGACTTTATAGAACAAGCAGGTTTTTTAATTGAAGGAAGAATGGAACCAGTTTATGGCATGATGGATACTCTTCCAAATCTGTTCACCCCAAATGAAAACTGGTGTTCTATTGATATAAATGGACTCAGAGAAGTAATGAGACATGTGTATGAAAACTCAGAAGACTTAAAAAAAATGAAGTCAAACGGGTTAAAACAGGCCTATGAGTATTCTTATGAAAAGATTGGCAATTTAATGAAGGAGACTATAGATGCCTAATGTAATGTCTTCTATATTAAGAGCTTCTACAAGAAAGCCAGACGAAAAATTAAATATCTTAACTTTTCCTACACACGAGAGGTACGAAACGGGATTAGCAAAAACTGGACATAATTTTTATGCCTATAGAGCAGAAGGTATAAAAGACTGGAATGAAACATACGCTCCTCTTCCAGTGAATTACACTTTGTTAAATCCTGAGATGGCAAATGCACAACTTCCAACTCATGTTGATTTTGACCTAGTTCTTTCTCAAAACAAGTTCGGACAATTTCAAAAAGCCTTAGAGCTTTCTTCTGTGTTTCATCTGCCTCTTGTTAGCTTAGAGCATACCCTACCTGTTCCAGAGTGGGATGAAAATATTATGAATACAGTTCAAAATATGAGAGGGGACATCAATATCTTTATATCGGCTTTTAGTATAGACGAATGGGGATGGGAAGATAAAAAGGACACTGCCGTAATTACACATGGTATCGACACAGATCTATTTTGCCCTGCTGACATAGAAAAAGATGACGACATTTTATCCGTTGTAAATGATTGGATAAATAGAGATTGGTGCTGTGGTTTTAACATATGGCAAAGAGTGATTGAAGGTTTACCACACAAGGTGGTTGGCGACACTCCGGGTTTATCTCAACCGGCTGCCTCAACCGAAGAGCTTGTCGCCACCTACCAAAACAGTAAGATATTTTTGAATACTTCAACGATATCTCCAGTTCCAACAGCTTTAATGGAAGCCATGTCTTGTGGATGCGCAGTAGTATCTACTGATACATGCATGATTCCTGAAGTGATAGAGCATGGCGTCAATGGCTTTATAACCAATGATGAAAATGAAATGAAGCAACACTTGGTGGATCTATTAAATGATGAAGCAATGTGTGAAGAAATCGGAAACAACGCTAGAAAAACTATAGTTGAAAACTATTCTATGGGCAGGTTTGTTTCAAACTGGGATAAAGCCCTTAGACTTGCTGCGGGCATACCATTTAGAGGTTAATATGAAATTAAGAATTACAGTTGGATCTGAACAAAAAATTAATGGCTATATAAATATAGACCCAGTAAGCCAATTTGATGACTTGCAAGCAGATTTAAGAAATCTAGATTTAGTAGCTGACGACGCAGAGTGTTCAGAAATTCTAGCGGAAGAAGTAATAGACTTCGTTCACAGAGAAGAAGTCTACCCCCTTTTAGACCACTGGATTGGAAAACTTAGGCATGGCGGAAAAATATTCGTATCATTCTATGACACAAGACAGATAGTCAAAGCTTACTACAGAGGCAAGATTGATGACGATGAATTTAATCAAATAGTTCATGGGACTTTTTCTGCGCCTTGGGACATACGACTTAGCCACACGACCCTAGAAGAAATTTCTATGTTTTTTCAAGCGAGGGGTTTAACAGTAACTAAAAAAACACTAGACGGCTTAAAAGCTACAATTGGAGCTACGAGACCATGAAAAAAGACAACACCGATTTAGATTTAGACCACGAAGAAAATGCTACAGACCAACAAATAGAAACCAGTTGTAAAAGTTGTATATTTGAAACTTTGCCCAAACAATGCGACTTTGATTATCCTAACAGGATTTCAGAGGAAAAGGTTGAGCTTACGCGAGAAGAAGATGGCCAAGAGCATTATAGAATTCAAGGTTTATGCAAATGGTTTAGGGACGATTTGTGGAAAACGGCCAATCGGGGAAAAGATTTACAAGCTGTTGCGGAAAAAGAAAACGAGTTAAATCTATCCTTAGTCATTATTGTGCGAGATGATATTTCAGGCTTCGATAAAACTATTGAGAGTATACAAAACCAAAAAATAAGACCAACACGAGTGCTGTTTGTTATTACGTCGTCAGATGTAAACTATATTGAATTTATTTTAAAAGCAAAAGAAATAGCCGAGTTAACAGGATTGGGAATAAAAGCCCAAAGTATAGCAGATCCCAAAATTTTAGAAAACGATCTTTTAATAATTGATGAGGCATTTAAAGAAATTAAAAGTGGTCATTACTCTGTTTTTGAATTGGGTTATGACATACCAGAAAATTGGATATCTAAAATAGATGAAGCTGTTAATAAAGAAGATAAAATGGTTTGTTATATAAAACCAATTGATAGCATTAATGGTATCACGGCGCAAACAATGATGCACAAATTCTTATACGGAAATAAAGGCGCACCTCTTGAGATAAAAATTAAAGAAGGCTTAGAATATGACGAAAATGATACTCAAATGATCTTTAGCTGGGAAGAGTTGAAATGAACCTACCTTCAGTAACTATCTTAATAGCAAATTACAACGATGAAAACTATATAGACCGCTGTATAGAAAGTGCTGTAAACCAAGATTTCTCCGGTCCTCTTACTGTGTGTATAGTAGATGACGGTTCCGAAGATGAGTCTTGGGATATTATAACTTCGTATCTCAAAAACCCAAAAGAAGACAAGATAGAAGAAGGGATCGTTTTAACTTCCAAAAATATAGGAAGATTTGAAAGAACAAGTATTATTGCTATAAAGTCAAAAAATGGAGGCCCAAGTTCAGCTAGAAATATTGGTATAAATTACACGTTAGAAGATACTGATGTTTATGCAATACTAGACTCTGATGACGAAATGTATGAAAACAAAATTAGTTCTTGCACTGACTTATTTGCAAAAGGTGAAGGCATGATAGGGGTAGTCTACGGAGATTATGATACCATCAGTACCGAAACCGGAAAGACCATTAGAGAGTTTAAAGAGCCATACAGCAGAAGAAGATTAGTTCAAGAATGTATTGTTCATAGCGGAGCGTTGATTTTAAAAGATGCCCTTCAGGACGTTTTAGAAGATACTGGCTATTACGACGAAACAATGAGAACTTGTGAGGATTATGATTTATGGATGAGAATTAGCGAAAAATATATTATAGCTCACGTTCCTAAGTCTTTAACAAAAGTAAGAGTAACTGGCGACAACTCATCATTTATAGTAAACCAAGAGGTTTGGCAAAAAAACTGGATGAGAGTCATGGAGAAAATGCAACAAAGGACAAATGGATAGATTTACAACTACCGTAAAAAATAACAAACCTGATGGATCAAAAGATCATAAAATTACTGTGATTATACCAGTCGCTGGCATGGGACACAGAATGAAGTCGTATGGACCAAAGTGTCTTCTACAAGCAAACCAAAAAGAAACGATTTTAGAAAAAACCATATCCAATATAAAAAGAGAGTATCCTAACTCAGACATAATAGTAGTGGCAGGGTTTGAGTCAAACAAAGTAATAAATTCACTCCCTCATTACGTAAGGATAGTAGAAAATCCAAACTTCGAAGAAACAAGTATAGTTGAAAGCATAAGGCTTGGGATAAATGCGTCAGCTAATAAAAATCTATTGCTTGTTTATGGAGATTTGATATTTAACGTCTATTCTATAAGAGGCATAGAAAAAAACGGAACATGTGTAATAATTGATTCCAAATCTAGATTTAAAGATGACGAAGTTGGAGCGACCATTGTAAAAGAAAAAGTTACCATGTTTGCATACGGTTTAGAAAAAAAATGGTCACAAATAGGATATTTTGAAGGAGAGGCTTTTGACATGCTGAAGAAGCTATGTTCAGACAAGAAAAAGTCTAGATTGTACCCTTTTGAAATATTTAACATGATGATTGAGACTGGTATAAATATATCCGCCATAGAACCTAAGAGAATGATTATAAAAGAAGTAGATTCTTTGAAAGACCTATAATGACAAATCATGCAACTTATTGGGCATATATAAACAATGATTACAAATGGTACGCTTGGTATTATCTAGACGGAAAAGTTAAAATAAAACTAGGGCCATTTGATACACAAGGCGAAGTTCAGGAAGCGATAGAACAATATGAAAATCCTTATCTCAAGTGATGGTCCCCACGCGCATTATTATATAAGAATGTCTTGGGCTAAAGTTTTTAGAGCTATGGGGTACGAAGTAGCACTATGGCATAAAGACCAAAAGCCCGCGTTTGATGCTTTCGACGAATTTGAGCCTGACTTATTTATGGGTCAGACATATCACATAAATGAAGCCTTGATAAAATGCATCAAGCAAAGACCTCATATGAAAGTAGTCATGCGTGCCTCCGACTGGGGGGATATGCAAAAAGATATAGATCTTAAAAAGTATCCAATATTAGTCGCTCAAGACAAAGAGAAATGGCTAATGGAAAAACTTAAAACAGAAACGGGAAAACCAGATTTCGTTCATAATCACTATCATGAAAAATGGATGAAAGTCACGCATAACAAATGGAACGAGATAGGAATTAAGCCTATTTCTCTAATACATGGGGCAGACATCTTTGACTTCTATCTTCGACCTCCAGCAAACGAATTAAAATGTGACATTGGATTCGTTGGAGGGTACTGGCCTTACAAAGCTATAAACTTAGACAAGTACCTTATTAATCTTTGTCATCCTGTTGGCGATTATAACATAAAGATATTTGGAACATCAAGCTGGCCAGTTACTCAATACTTAGGAACTATAATGCCTGAAAATGTAGGAGCTTTGTTTGCTTCTGCTACTATCTCCCCAAATATTAGTGAGCCTCATTCACAAGACTTTGGTTATGACATAATTGAAAGACCTTTTAAGATTCTGATGTCTGGAGGGTTTTGCATCTCAGATTATGTAGAGTCTATGGCAAACGATGTTTTTACTAATGGTGAAATTATATTTGCAAGGACGCCAGAAGAGTTTAAACAGTTGGCCGACTTTTATATAAAAAACCCAGACGAACGACTTAAACACATGAAGACAGGTTATGAATCCGTAGTGAAAAATCATACATACTTTGACAGAGTATCTACTATACTAGATAATATAGAATGGGAATCCGAAGCAAAGAGGTGTCTTGAAGTCAAGAATAATTTTTTTGAGGTAGAATAATGACTGTTTTAATTACTGGCGCAAATGGTTTTATCGGAAGACATCTAATAAAAAAGCTTTCTAAATACAGAAGTGCTTTTGGAGAAGTAATAACCGTTAGCCGTAAACACTTTAAGTCTCCATATTCGGATAGGCACTACAGATGCGATCTGGGTTTTTCAGATATTACAGAACCTGATTTTTCTTGCTTAAAATTTATCTACAGTCGTCATGAGCCTTCTTGTGTATTTCACTTAGCTAGTAAAGCCACCGTTAAGATGAAAGGTAATGATCCATTCAATATTATTCAGGACAATATCTTAAGCACGCAGAAAATCTGTCAATGGGCGCCAAAAGGCGCTAAAGTGGTTCTCGCATCATCAGTAATTGTATATGGCGATTGGGGTGATTTGTATATAGAAGAAGATAAAACAGAACCAACATCTATATACGGCATGACCAAAAGAGCCTCTGAGAGTATCTTAAACTACTACACAAGCACTGGAGCAATTAAAGGCGTGTCGGCTCGCATGTGTGCTACTGTTGGGCGTGGTCTTACCCATGGGGTTGTTTATGATTTTATTAGAAAAATTAAAAATAATCCTGTTTTAGAAGCTTTAGGTAATTGTCCGGGTTCTACTAAACCCTACTGCCATATAGATGATGTCACAGACGCTTTGGTATTACTAGCTTTAAAAGAAGATGTAGACAAATACTACAATGTAATGCCTAATGACCTAATAAATATAGAACAAGTTGCAAAAGCTGTTATGTTCGGGATGGGTATAGAGAAAGACATAACTTGGCTAGGAGATGAAGCAAATTGGAGTGGCGATAATAAATTGATAAGTGCTTTGAATAGCAAGTTAAAATCAATAGGGTGGCAAAATAAACACAATTCAAAACAATCTATAATTAAATCTGTTCAAGAAATATTAGAAAAGGAAACTAATGGTTAAAGTATTAGTTACTGGCGGCGGAGGTTATGTTGGCAATGTTCTTTGTAGGTATCTTCTAGATGAAGGTTATCAGGTCAAATGTGTTGATAATTTTAACAAAGGTCAGTGTGACGGAATTATCTCCTTGGCAATAAACCCAAATTTTGAATTTGCATACGCAGATGTAACAGTTGCGGAACAGATGAACGAAGCTGTCAAAGGATGTGATGCAATCGTACATTTGGCGGCAATTGTAGGGTTTCCAAGCTGCGCGGCTCAGCCGTCTTTGGCAGAGATTGTCAATGTTCAAGGAACCAAGAACGTTATCGACGCAAGAAACAATTACTCCAAGACGATACCTCTCGTTTACGCGTCCACAGGCAGCGTCTACGGCAAGGTAGAGGGCATATGCACCGAAGAGTCCCCGTTGAACGCTGTGTCGCAGTACGGCATAAATAAGCGCGTTGCAGAGGGAATGATTTCCGACGAAGAGAACACTGTTTCCTTTCGTTTTGCCACGGGGTTTGGTGTCAGCCCATCAATGCGGGTGAACCTACTTGTAAACGATTTTGTTTATCAGGCTATGACAAGCAAGATATTAACTATTTTTCAGGCAGATTTTCGTCGCACTTTTATTCATGTAAGAGATATGGCAAAAGCTTTTACTATGGGTGTAAAGAATATGGGCAGATGGAAGCATAAAGTATACAACTGTGGAGCTAATCATCTTAATTGGACCAAAAGAGAGTTAGCTGAATATATAAAAGAACAAACAGGATGTTTTGTGCATTACGAGGAAATTGGAAAAGATGGTGACCAAAGAGACTATGAAGTTAGTTATAATAAGCTAGAAGCCGAAGGGTTTAAGTGCGACGTGGACATGGAAACAGGAATAGATGAATTAATTAAGGTTTCTCCAATTTTGCAGATAAGACATCAATACTCATGATAGATATAAAAAATAAGAAGATTCTCGTAACTGGGGGTCAAGGTTTCCTCGGTCTAGCTATCTGCAAAAAGATAGAAGAAAAGGGAGGAATACCAATACCTCTAAAAAGCGAAGAAGTCAATCTTCATAATCTTGAAGCTATTATACAGTTTATGACTGCTTGCAAGCCTGATTACTGCATACATGCCGCAGGATATAATGGAGGAATTGAATTCAATAGAATGTACCCAGCGGATATACTCTATTCAAATACCATAATGGGCTTGAATATACATTACGCTTGTCAATACATGAGAGTCAAGAAGATTCTCTCAATAATGACATCTTGTGCTTATCCAGACACAGGAATGGAGGTTCTAAAAGAAGACACGTTTTGGGAAGGTCTTCCAAATAAGACAATTAGAGCGCATGGTATTGCTAAAAGAACCCTTCAAACGGCAGCAGAGGCGTATAACGACCAATACGAACTGAATGCGGTTACTGTTTGCGTTACAAATCTATATGGCCCAAATGATACGTTTAATTTAATTAGAACTAAAGTTGTTGGTGCTTTAATAAGAAAATTTGTAGAAGCTTTAGAAGACAGAACATCTGTAGAATGTTGGGGAACAGGCGACCCCATGAGGGAATTCATGTATGTAGAGGATGCCGCAGAATCAATCGTTCAGGCTTTGCAAAAATATGATGATTCGACACAGCCTCTTAATATTGGAACAGGAAAAGATATATCAATAAAAGAACTTGTCGAGTATATCGTTAGTGCAACAGGGTTTAATGGAGAAGTTAACTGGAATACTGATAAACCTGACGGACAAATGAAAAAGCTTCTGGATACTACCAGAATGGGTGAGTATATTACACTAACCCCAATAGAAGTAAAAGAAGGAATAAAGAAAACGGTAGAATGGTATAAAGGCCACAAAAAACATGCCGACTCAAAAAAATAAACAAGTTGGTTTTTTAGTTAATGAACTTACCGCTAGTCATCTAGCTTTCTCATTGATAAAAAATCTAAATAATTACAACGATGAATCCAATACTGATACGGTTCTCTTTTTTGAAAATGCTTCATCTTCAATA